AGTAAAATTAATTATTTTTTGTTTCAAAACGGATAATTCTTGTAATGTTATTGTTTCAATTGAATAATCATCAGTATAATATTTGGATTTATACAAATCTGGAAAACATAAAGTTTCTATATTTTTGTTAGTTAATTTCTCAATAAAACCTTCCATATAATATATATAGGAAAATCTTTCTAAATAGTTTAACGAATTAATTTATTTGTTTTTTTGTTTATTCTAAAATAGAGGATATATATATTATTTTTATTTATTAATTGAGGTAAAGATAATAAACCTTCGGCGAGGTGTTTTCCAAAGAACCCATCCATATTGAAAAATTTATTCGTTTTAATGAACCGTTTTTGTCTATAGGATACCTTTGGGTGAATTTTTCGCCTCCAAAGGTTTATTTTTAATACCTCACTTTTTCTAAAGTTAAACTAACAATCTTTAGGAATATTGAATAATTAAATGAATAAATTAATTAATTAATATATTAAGGAAAAAAGTAATTAAAGAAAAGTTTTTATATAAGTATATAATATAGAATGAGTGTTACTTTGACTGCTGATCAATTTGCTTCCCTTATCAACAATATTGCACCCCAATCGTCTAAAAAGAAGACCAAATCGCTAATAAAAGATTATGTAGATGCTATGAATTTTGAGGATTTCTTAACTAATTTTAAATACTTACGAGTAACACGATTACAAACGCTAAGTTTGGTTGATTTTGTTATAGCAACAATTAAATTAAATATAGAACAATTAGAGGATAATGAGTTTCCATTTGTTTGTGCTAATACACAAAGACGGATTTTTTATTACAAAAGTAAGGGTGAATGGATTAAAAGTCAAGAATTTATCAAAGTATTACATAGTAAGATAGTAAAACAAGCATATAAGGAATTATTGGAGGATTATACAGATGAATATAAAGATGATTTGAATACAGATGATGACGAACAAATATCAAAAAGATATGATAGTTCACGCCATAGTGTAAAACAAGAAATTATTATGAATTTATGCACCGCCGATAAGTGGTCATATGAAAAAATATTTGATAAAATACTTACCAAATTGGGTGTATTATTAAAAACGGGGTTTGAAATAGAGAAATGAATAACTTAATATTATATTATCATATTATAATATTAATCGCCATTATTAATATTATTTCTACAAATAGGGCATAAAATGGGTTGTTCCATTGGAGATGTATGAGGGTCATACATATTAATATTTTGTGCAATTGTATCTAAACAAACTAAACAGACAACGTGATTACAACAAGTTAAATTAGCAGTCGATTCATAACATACAGCACATTCATCACAATTTGTTTTAATATTTTTATTATTTTTAGTAATACGGACTAATGCTTTTCTTTTTAATACGTTATGATTTATACAAGGGCAAATATTTTGTAAATTTATAAATTTACCCGAAAATTTATCAAATTTATAAGTTCTTAATATGAAATCAGTTTGTCGAAATGAATTAATATAATCAGAAAACAGTAGAGGTCCACTATTCATACGCCCAATAAGAATATGTCTACCAAATGTAACCATTTCCCCAAGATCACTATTAAAAATCCTATCTGATTCTATTTTTAACCCAATATATTGATTATTTATAATTTCTAATATAATATCGACAGAAATACCATCCATTTTAATGGACTTAAACAATAATTCCTCGTAGATATCGTGGCTCCATTTTTCGTCATTATTTATTTTCTCATATAATCCGTATAACCAATAATGGGTATTGAAATTATTGGGGATAGATTCAGATAATTGGGATGCAATAGTTTTGACTGACATAATATGATATATAGTTATATTATATTATCTTTAAGTCATAATAATTTCAATTTTTTTATTTCTCTAAAAGTCCCTCCAAAAAGACTAATAATTCTGGATAGTCATTATACCACGGCACGCCAAGTTTGCTAACTTTTCCGTGATAACAACCCCCGGTCTGGCACGCTTTTATTTTCTCTTTAATTCGTTTAATCTGAGCCTTAAGTAGCTTAAGATCTGTATATGAATTAGGATAATAGTAGTTGTATATGTTGCCGTTAATTTCTATGGTCTTTAACATTATATATACTAACAAAATATTTTTATATCGTTTAAAGAAAAAAAGGTTTAATACCTCTTATTACATTATTGGGTAAACATACAGATAAACATATAATTATTTATTATCTACAATTTCGCTAAAATCTATAATAATAGGTGGTATACCTAATAACCAGTTCAAAGATCCAATCTCTCCGATATCTTTGTTAGTTTGTTCTAACTTTAATTTGTTAAAATCAGCAAGACTAATAAGTTCAATAATTCTATCTTTTTTCATATATACAATTCCATATAGATCTCCATTAATATCTGCATCATTTTCATCATTATCTCCAACAATAATATAGGTAATATCATTAATTTCCTCAGTATGTTTTCCACTACCATTATATAAGTCCATCAAATCTTCAAATTGGTCGTAGTTCATTTCTATATCCATTCTATTAATTATTTTATTTGCCTCATTAATCCATTCTTCAAATTCATATATTTTAGTAGCACAATCCATATATCCAACTAGGTAAGCGTATGCCATAGTGCTGTCTGTGTAATCCATTTGTTAATTAATTAAACTGTAATTCTAAGGGGTAATATACTCTATCACTATGGCTAAAAATAATTTCAATTTTTTATTTTCAATTATAAAATTCAATATAACTAAAAATTTTATGGTTTGTTAGTATGTTTAAAGAAAAAAGGTTTATAACCTCTTATTAGTTTAAAACAAACATACAGATAAACTAAACTAAACTAACTAACAACTTATAACCACTTTTCACAACACATCATTGCTCTACAAACTTTTTTATGTTCTTCCCAAGCTACTTTATTACATTCAGATGAGCAATAATATACTTTTTTACAGCCTCCACACTTTTTAAAACTAGAATCAACATCTGCTTTTTTACAAGTGCTACAAGTTACAAAAGTTACTACTATTGTTGTTTTTGCTATTAGATGTTGTAATACAATAACTGAACGAACAGCCATAATTAATCTATAACCGTCCTCGACTGTTAGATCATCTATTAATTCTATCTCAGATATAATCTTTAAAGCGTCTTTATATATAGTCAATTGTGTGTTTTTATTTGCGTTTCCATATACCTCAATTAAGCCTAATAAAGTATCTAAATTTGTGCATATTGTGATGTCTCCTTGTTTTTTACTTCGATAAATTAGGTTTACTCTTTTTTTAAAAATAATTTGTTCAATTCTATCATCCATACAAACCTCAACTACAAAAGCCTTTACATTAAGTGTTCCACGTTCATATACAAACCCTATAATATCTCTAAAATAGTTAATATTATCAACAACAATAACTTTTTTTTGCGAATCCGACATCTTTAATTAATTAATAAGCGATCTACTATGTAGTATATACTCTATCACTATGGCTAAAAATAATTTCAATTTTTTATTTTAAACTAATTAAAGTGATGGAACTAAAAATTATATATACTAACACGTTGTCTTACATATAATTAAAGAAAAAGTTACTTAAAGATAATATATAATTTGTTAGTATAATGAGTGAGCAATATATAAAACATAAAGAATATTATAAAAAGTATTATGAAACTAACAAAGAGGAGTTAATTAAAAAGCAAAAGATATATGATGATGCACGTAAAGAAAAAAAAGCAGAATATTATAAAGCCAATATAGAAGCTAAAAGAGCATACTATAAAGCCAATAGAGATAAGATATTGGAATATCAAAAAAAGAGGAATGAGGATAAAAAACAACTTGAACTAACAAGTGATAATATTACTTTATAGGTTTAGATGGTGGTTTTAGATCTCCTATTTTCTTAATTTCTTTTTCCCAACCATCTATACTGTTGTCTAAACTATCTAAATATTCGTCTAATTCTTTTTTATCAAAACTTTTAAGTTTGCCATCATCATAAGAAAGACCTACCTTACGAAGGTCATAATCACTAATCCCACTAAGTTCATAATATAAATTATCTTCATCAGTATCTATTCCATTTTTTTCTAATATATCTATTACTTTTTGTTTTACACCGTATAATCTATCTCCTATTGTATCTAATTCTTTCTTTAATTTTTTAGATATTTTTATATTATGTTCGTCTATAACATATTCTAAACTGTATAATAATTGACTATTGAAATCTAAATAGTTTTGGTATAAATCTTCTAAACTTTCTTTGTCGTCTTTTGTAAAAGATGGTAAAAACCCTAATATCTCTCGTTTCATATCGTCTGGTAAATCTAATGTTAGTTGCCTAAATTTCATTTCTTTAATTTGTTTCGCTGTCTCTACTATTTTTTTTAATTTTAAAAATAATGGTTTCATTACTACACTATGTAATATATCGTAATTTGTATTTGGATATTCTTGAAATCTTTTGTATGCTGTCTCTACTATTTTTTTTTTTGTTTTACCTTCTTTTTTAGGATTAATTATATAATCTTTTATAAATCCAAAAGGGTCAGTATCATTACCATATCTTCCTTCTTTTCTATCTAACTCCATTAATATTTTTTTGACTATATTGTATTCTTCATCTTCATCATCTTCGTCATCTTCACTATCTTCCTCATAATCAATAGTTTCTGTAACGGGATCCCAAACACCAATTTCTTCTTTTGTTTTACTATCATATAATATATTTGTATCTACCGCTTTAAAATATTCTACACCTTTATGGGTAAATCTTTTAACAGTTACTTTTTTAGGTGCTGGTTCTGGTTCTGGTTCTGCTTTTGGTTTAGGTAATGATGCTAAAACTTTCTTTTTTTTCTCTTGCGTTGCAACCATTTTACTTCTAATATCTTCGGCTTCCATCATATTTCTTTCAATCTTTTTAGATTGTTTTTTTTGAATAGTTTTTGTTTTAGCATTCCAAATACCTACTTTTATGCCTTTCTTATAATTATCAACAGACTCATATAAAACATTATCACGTGGATCTAAATAATATTTCTTTTTGTCAATAGTAATTTTTTGAAATTGAGTTTTTGCTTTTGCTGGTGCTGGTTCTTTTGGTGCTACATTTTCTTCAATATTAAATTGTTTTGGACCCCGTTTTGGTTTCCTTTTTTCTTTAATTATAAGTTGAATATTTGGTGCGTCCTTATCCTCAGCACCCATTTTTTCAATATTCTGTTTCTTTGTTAGTTTCTTAGTTACACCATACTTAGCTCTGTATGTTTCTTTACAATCTGGAGTGCTTAAAGCACATGCATATGATAAATTATTTTGAGCTGCGAAACTCTTTACGTGATCAACCCACCGATTTGGCATTATTATTATATATAAATATAAAAAATATATCTATATATTTATTATTTCCATAAAATGTTTCTTGCTAAATTATTTGCTGAAAATTTATCTGATTTCCAATCACCCTTAATATTTTCAGTTCGTTTTAAATACGCTAATCTACGTTTATTATCTTTATGTTTAGTGAAATCTTCGTAACCCATTTCTCCAAAATGAATCCATTTTCCATCTGGACGTTGAACCATATACTTTTTAGTCTTCTTAGTTGATAATCCCATTACAATATTTTTTTTCAAATACTTTATAGCATTATCCCATACTCTATCGGGATCAGAATAATTCAATATGTCTATTTCTTTATTTTTATTTAATCCCTTTAATGCTCCACCATTAACCTCTTTATATGATTTGGAACATTCTGGATCTTTTAATGCTGTTGCATAACTAATATTATTTTTGCTACAATAATCTTTTACGTGTGAAATCCACTTACTCATTATTATATACTAACAAATTATTTCATAAAGGTTTTTGGTATAATATGAATATCTGTTTTGTTAGTATAATCTTTTCTAAACACTATATAGTAGTAAGTGCCATACCACCAGTTCGTATTTAATATAGTTATAGCACTAATAGTAAACCCTTGTTTTGCTAATTTTGCTAGTCTATATGGTGTTAAAGCGTTAAATCCCGTAGCATTAATTAAAAAACCTAAAGTATTTAAATTTTTGTAGTTTAAAGTGAAATAATCTAAGAAAAAAAATATAGCATTCTTGTATACCATTTCTCCTTTCTTATTGGGAATAAATGACCTGAAGGGTGGGTTCGTTATAATGCATGTAATCTCATCTTTATGCTCAAAATCAAAAATATCTTTTTTTTCTTCAATTTCGCAATAATATTTTTTATTAGTTTCTACTTGATTGTATAAGCTTTTTTGACCTGCAAAAGGCTCAAGCACTATAGCATCTTTATCAATTGGATTTAATCGTAGTAACTCAGTCCATACATCTTTTCTTGTTTGTATAAAATCATATGATAAAATATTCATTACTATATATTATCATATTATTAAATATTTATGTTAGTATCTTCTTTTAACATTAATGCTTGTTCTTTTATTTCTTTTCGTTTTTGTCTTTGTCTTTCATTAATTTCATTACGGTTTTGCTCACGATATTGTTTTTTCCATTCTTTAATATATTCTTTATTTTTTTCACAGTATTCTTTAGTTTGTTCTTTTATATGTTCTTTATGTTGCTCATAATATTTTTTATGTTGTTCTTTAATTTGTTCTTTATTTTCATCATAATAATCTTTTTGTAGTATTTTAATATATTGTTTATTTTCTTCTTCCCATTCTTTTTTAGTTCTACCTGCTATATTTTTATTAACACAATTATTATTACGAATATAATAACCCTCTCGTTGTAATAGTTCCTCTTTTGAGTTACAACAAAAATTTTCTACCAATTCTATTTTAGCACTTTCATATTCTAAAATTTTAAATGACCTTGTATAAGAATAATTACCTTCTTTATATTTTTTAAAATTTCTTTTATGTCCTGCCAAGCGTCTACTTAATGTTTCGCAAGTTGAACCATAATATATATCATCATTTTCATAAGAATATATTTTATATATTTTTCCATTTTGATAATTAATTGGCATTATGTTTTTATATGTTATTATATGTTATTGTCTTTAAATCATTTCAATTATATATTTAATCTAATTTTATGTATGATTTGGGCACGTTTGTTGCCATATCTTTTAAATCTTCTTCCATTTCTTTATTTTTCTTACTGGTTTCAGCATATTTATCTGTAAGGAAGGTGTGGCGAAGTTGATTTGTTGCAACCTTTTTACCACCAAATATACTATTTAGCCGTTGATTGAGCTTCACACTATTTAACTTATTTCCATTTGTATCTATTAATAGGTATTCGCTAGGGTTAATTTTACTCCATTTATTTAAAATATTACGAAGCTGGACTGGTATTACTACCTCTTGAGTTCCATACGTTTTAAATGTTTTGTAACGGTTAAATACAAGTTTATTCTTATCTAAATAATTATCTTTCTCACGATCAACATTACGGATTTTAAACTCACAATAGTCTAAACTTCTGCGGGGTGGTATAAAAATTCCGCTCATTAATGCTAATATAATAAAATTTTGGATTTGTTGTAATTCACTTGAAGTATGGCTACCTTTTTTGTATAATAAATCAGCATTTCGTTTTAAGTTATCGTATATGAGTTTAACGTCGTTTGTATCAACCCAGCTTTGTTTTTGGTTTTCGCTTTTTTCCTGCTTATTAATTTGTTTATTATAATCACTAACATCACTCATCATTAGCTTACGATAATCCCCGTCATCGGTAATAACAACTAAGGCACTGAGCAATGTTTTACGTTTATTTGGTTCTAAATTTTTCAAGTATTCTATTACCTTTTTACTATCATCAAAGTTTTTCAAATCTATTTCACCACCCCATATTTTCTTATGAAGACTTCTTAATATGCTTGTATAAGTAGTGAGTGAACCAGCAGACAAAGCGGGACGTTTCTTTTGAATATAAGTTTTCAAATCTGTCATATAATATTATAATAGAAAATAATATTATATCTTAATTAAACAATTAATTATGGCTAGATGTTCTAATTCATTTGTTTAGCATATCTAAGACTATCTGGAATACCAGCTGAACCAATACGAATTGCTACATCGTTGAATATGTGTTTAACAAATCCCTTAACCTTTTCCTCATTAAATACCTTTCTATGTTTTGCATCAAGTTTAGGAGTATATAGATCTAAAATTTGTTTCAATTGTGGCATCATTTCTAAAGCCTTATTTTGTAAAAACTCAAAATCATCACGAATATTTAATGGAAATGGGTTAACATCAAAAAAAGATGGTGATTCTTTGCTAAATTCAAACATTCCAGTAACTAACACACAAGTAGCGTAACTTGCTAAAACATTTAAACTTAATCTTACCAAATCTCGTTGATCTAAAGTTTGACCTAAATTTAACTCCTCTATAATATAACTAATATCCATTTGCAACGATTTCATCCCTAAAACAGTAAGGCAACCATCGTTATGACTTTCAATAAAATTCATAATACTTGCTAAATATAAAAACAAATAATAATCATTAGTGCGGTTATCGTCGTATAAATGTTTATAACTTATCATATCAGATACATACTGTTGGTGTTTTTGTTCCAATTCGGATAGTTTTTGTTCTGATTCAGTCAGTTCAGTAATTTCGGTCATTATAATATAACATAATATAATAATTTCTCTAAATAGTTTTAATTTAATTGATTTAAAGTGATATCTAATTATATTTGTTAGTATAATTAATTTAGTAAAGGTATAATATTATTTTATATTCTTATTGTATATAAACGATGCGCACGTTGATATTAAATAGCTCAAATATAGTTGCTGGAACTAACAATAGTATCCTTTCTTATGAATTTATTGGTGGTGGTATTACACTAAAAAAAGGTCAGAAATTAGCTTTAGCAAGTTTACAAATGTATTATTCTACATTCAACATTACAGCTCTTAATAAAAATAATTCTTTTTCTTATGTATGGGTAGATGGAACCGTTAATAATGTATTGATCCCCGATGGTTTCTATGATATCCCGGCATTAAATAATTATCTCCATTTTGTTATGGTTCAAAACGGACATTATTTAGTATCATCTGCGGGTGATTTTGTATATCTAATGACTTTAGGTATAAATCCAACTCTTTATGCGGTTGAATTAAATTGTTTTGGTATTAGTGTAGCTGTAGCTGCTGCAAATGTATGGATTTTACCTGCTGCTCCAACTTGGGTATTACCTACAAATTTTATTGTCCCCGAACTAACGGTGCCTCCATCGGCAACAAGTAATTTTGGTTTAGTAATCGGTTTTGCTCCTGGAACATATCCTAACTCAGTTATCGCTGGCGTCCCGCCGGCTCAGACACAGACACCGGCTTTTACATCGGATCAACAATTTGTATCAACAATAGTTCCTCAAGTAACACCTCTTTCAAGTTTTATTTTAACCTGTTCATTAATTAATAACGATTTTGCTGTCCCCAATAATTTAATATATTCATTTGCACCGCAAGGCACAATCGGCGAGCAATTTACGGTTGCCCCTAATCAATATGTATTCATAGATGTTTATTCTGGAATGTATAATCGTTTTAACGTTCAGTTTATCGACCAAAATTTTAGACCCGTTGCTATACAAGACCCCAATATGATTATACAACTCGTAGTAAGTGATCCCAATGATAATTTAGGATTTTAACTTGATAATTAATATCTAAGTAACTAACAAACTAACAAATACATTTAGAGATATTTTTTTATATATATATAGTATTATGAGAATAGTTCATATTAAGAAAAACACTTTTGGAGTAGGTTATTCTACTATGTATGGGAAAGGATTAAAAACTATTCACTCATTTCGTAGAACTATGGGCAATGGGATTAGTTCTGCTGTATTTGATGAAAGTTTAGGAAGTATGAAGCCATCACGTATATTACAAAATGTTCGTATTAAAAGAGCCTATGCCCCCAAAAAATATATTACTTTTGAATAATTATATTTAGGCAATTATAATATAAAATTTTTTTCTAATTCTATATTATATACTATGTCCGATTCAATAGTGTTTGAAGAATCTATCGCCTCAGAAGTTTCTGTTAGCGAATTTGTTGATAAACAATTTTTATATATAAATGATAACAACAACGGCTCGTATTCGTCACAAGTCGTTTTGGATTCGACCCCTCTCTCCAACAGCGGAAGCTATCTAAATTGGTCGGAGAGTTTCATTCTCATTCCATTACAACTCCAGTTGGATTTTACATCAAGTTTAGGAAATGTTGCTGTAACTACCCCTTTAGACTATGTTGCTGCACTTAAATCCGGTTACTGGAATATTATTCATTCCATGACGGTGGAAATGAACAATTCCAATATTATTTCCCAAACACCGTTCACAAATGTTTTCTGTAACTTTAAGAATATTACATCTTGGTCACAAGAAGATTTAAAAAATTGGTCCGATGTGACTGGTTTTTGTCCCGATGGTTCAAAATCTTGGGCATATCTTACTGCTGCTCCTAACGCAGCGGCAACATTACAATTAGGTGCTTCTGGAAATGGTCTTACTAACAACAGAAATGCTCCTTATGTATCTATTAGTGTATTTACTGTTATTGGTGCTCCTGCTCTTCTTAATTTAGGAACTAATAGTGTAGCTTACAATCTTAGCACTAGAGCAACACAAACTTCTGTTGATGTTAAACAAGCTTGGAATGAGGGTTTGTTTTGCCGTCAAAATGCTATTAACTATAATCCTGTAGTAAATGTTGGTAATGTTGGTTCTTCTACTGATCAAGGTATTCTTATGGCAGCTGCTCAGTGTGATGCTGTCTTTAGATCATATACAGTTGCGAATATAATTAATAGACGCACATTTTTGATTGATGCGGTAATTAGATTGAAAGATGTAGCCGATTTCTTTTGTAAAACTCCTTTGATGAAAGGTGCTACTATGCGTATTTTCTTGAATACAAATCAATGCTATTTCCAAGTTACTCAATCTTCTCCTACTTTTGGTGATCTTACTGGTCTGATTACTGCCGAGCCTATACTTGCTCTTACTGCTTCACCTGTTATTCTAGGTGGAGGTGGGACAAATCCAGTTATGTTTGCTTCTAATGGATTTGGTCAAGGTGCTGCTAATCTTACTCCTCTTAAAACTGATGCTACTGCTGCATCAACTTGCGTTACAAATGTATCTTTGTCAATTGTTCGTCAACAGTTTTCTCAGATGACTGCTGGAGCTCCCGCTTGCCCTATTTCATCTGTTCGTTTATATTGTCCCGCTTATGTTATGTCACCTCTTGCGGAACAAAGATATTTGGCACTTTCTCCTACTAAGAAAATTATATACGAGGACATTTTCCAATTTTCTTTCCCCGGACAGAATACTAACAGCCCATTTAACATTTTGGTATCCCAAGGTATTCCAAATCTTAAATCGGTTTTGGTGTTGGGTCTTTTGCCTGTTGCTTCCAATGGAACTGCTGCTGCTGGAGGTGCTTATGCTAATGGTGTTAGGTCTGCTTCAATCTTGTCACCATTTTGCTCTACTCCAGCATCTCCCGATCCGGTGTCAATTCAAAATTTTCAAATTCAAATTTCCGGAAAAAATTTATTTATTTCACAACTTCAATACGATTTTGAGAATTTTATTCAACAGCTTTCTGCGTCTAACCAATTGAATGGTGGATTGACAACTTCTATGGCATCTGGTTTAATTGGTAAATCTGATTTCCAATCTCTTTACAGATATTACTACGGTAATGCATCACGTTCTCTTCCTAGTGAGTATGGTGTGGCTAAGTCTGTTCAAATTTTAGGAACTATTGCGTCAAGTTTGGCACAAACAGTAGATCTGATGGTGTTTTGTTCCTATGAGCGCACGATAACAGTGGATGTTCGCACGGGGCTCCGACTTGCTTAAACTAACAAACTAACAAAGTGTTATAATATGATAATTAATATCTAATAATTATATTATAAACATATCTCTTATTTCATAGGGTTTTTAGGCATTTTGAAATATTTTTATCTCATCTAATATTATTATGCACGATAACATAGAACACGGTTTATCAGTATCTAAAGGTCAATTTAGTAAATTAAGAAAAGGTGGGGCTATTAATATTCGTCCCAATATGATTGTTAGTCCCGATGATGCACCAATTAGAGTAAGAATGGGTAGAGGAAGAAGTAAGAAAATGATGAATGCGTTAGGTAAGGGAAAGGGTTATCGTTTAGCAGTAATGCCCAACGAAGATTTAATTGGAATGGAAGGAGGTAAACTTATTAACCTTAAAGGAACTGTTTTTGACCGAAAAATGAAATCCCCATCTGAGCTTCGGGATACATTTGGAGTAACTGCTATTGGTAAGGCTGGTAAGAAAGCGGTTAAAGGATATATGGGTGGGGTCGAAGATGCTATTGATGGGACTAATTATGTTGCTGGTGTAACCAAACGTGGATTTAACCGAAAATTAGTTGATAGTGGGGTTGGAAAACAAATTGCTTCAAATTTAATTGATGTTGGTGCTAATATTTTACTTCCTGCTGCTTTAGGGGGCTTAAGTATGGTTGCTGGGGATCCAACTGGTATAAGTGGTAACGTAGTTGGTAGTATTGCTGGAAAATATATTGACGAAGCCGCTGCACGAAAGGGTTACGGATTATACAAGAAACTAAGTAAAGTTGGTATTTCTAAAAAGATGGTTAAATCGGCTGGTAAAGCTCTCTTGAAAGAAGCGGCGGCAGCGGGCGGACAAGCATTAACCGCTTATACTGGAAATCCCGCTGCGGGAATGGCATTTGAAAAAGTGGCTACTACTGCTGGTAATAAAGCTATTGATTCTTCATCGGTTAAGAAAACGGTTGCTTCTTTAGGACCAGAGGCTAAAATGTTGGCTATTGAATTAATAGATGATTATGCTGATGAGAATTTGAGTGGTGTTGAAAGACGAACCGTTGAAAAAGCCCTTGCTGGTAAGTATCCTAATGCTCGTGAATTAATTTACGATTACGGTAATTCTAAACTGGAAGAGTTAAACCCTCCCGAAATATATTTTGGACGTGGAATAGTTAGACGCACTAGAACGGGATTAAGAATGGGAGGAAGAATGGGTGGAATAATGAGTAGATCACAAATGGTTGGTATGGGAATGAAAAGTATAGACGACATAGTGCTCCCCCCACAAGCACCAACTCCTATGATACAAGTAGGAGGTAGACAAACTCAAATGTTTGCTGCAGCAAATGAACCATTTTTAGCTGGATCTCCTTTACTTGCTGCCCCAATTAGAAACGGTGGAAGTTTCCGTCCCAGTGGGGGGTCTTACACGGGCGGAAGTTTTCTGCCAGCATAAATAATTAATCTGATATTATAATATAAATAATTTGTTAGTATATATTATAATATGGAATCATTAAGAATAACAGAAAGTCAACTAACACAATTAATAGATAATTTACAGCAAGATCAAACAATGTTGTTTAACAAATTAAAGAATGTTTCAAATGATAAAGAACGGGAACATAATAAATCAAAAAAGGTTGAACAACATTCTAAACTCATATCGAAACTTTTAGAAAGTTCATTAAAATTAAAAAACCTATTAAACGAAACAAAGAATATTAAATAATTTGTTAGTATAATATATATGTTAAGCAATATAGATTTAGAAAAAATGGCTGAAAAAGATGGATTAGATCTTATTGGGGTTTATAGTAAAGATAGGTTGCCTTCAGAACGTCAAGTGGGATCATATATAATTAATATGGACGATTATGATAATTCAAATGGGACACATTGGGTTGCATTTAAAATATTTGATAATGGAAAATGTTGTTACTTTGATAGTTTTGGGATTATATATCCGGAAGATATTGGTGAATTCTTAAAAATATTTAAACCAATAGCATACAACAATAGACATATTCAAGATATAAAATCTGAAAATTGTGGTCGTTTCTGTCTGCTTTTTATTAAGTATTTTAATGATTTTGATACAAAAAAGAAGGATGTATTTGAAGCGTATGATGATTTCTTAAATGTATTCAGTAATGATGCAAAAAAAAATGATAAAATATTATTTGAGTTGCTCAAAAAGTATTGAGTATTAGATATTGAATATTATGTTATAGAATGGATTTAGAAATAATATAATATGTTAGTATATATAATGGAAGAACAAGATAAGAAAAAAAAGAATAGTGAAAATGTTAAAGTATGGAGATTGAATAATAAAGAAAAGTATAATGAGTATCAAAGAAATCATTATAAAAAAAAAATGGAGAACGAAGAAGAGCGTAAAAAGTTTAACGAGAGATGCAGGATAAACTCAAAGCGATTAAGAGAAGAAAAGAATAATGGCCAACAAAAACCAAAAGGGCGACCAAGAAAAGAACATATCGTATTAATAAATGACATTCCGATAAATTAATCATTAAGTAATTGATATATTAAACAATAAAAGATGGTTTTATTTAATTAATAGTTAAGAAATGAATTAATTATTGATTTTATTATATAATTATAAAGAAGTATATGAATTAAACCGGTTTATTTTAGTATATTCTATATTTTCATCTAATTTATATGATTTTTAAGTAATTTCTTAACAATTATATAAATAATTCAACAATTTAGCACATTATTTATCAAAAACTTAACCATTATCTTATTATATCTGATATATAATATCAAGTAATCTCATTTATAAAGATATGATGCATCTATTTTCGCCGCCTTGCCTCCCATAACCGCACTATAGATTCTTGCCATAGCCCATTGCTGAGGTGATACTACTTGTGGTCGAACTGATTGTGGATTTGTTTTATATGCTCCTATACCTCTATCATAAATTATTTCTAAACCAGACTTTTTATATCCGGTTATGTTTGCTATTTCTGCTATTGAATGTGATTCATCTTTATCAAATCCGTATTTCATATTAAACTTATTCTTATAACTAACAAATACCATTATACTAACAAAATATTATATTTTTATATTATTTTTCTTCTAAACCACTTGTTTGTTTATGGGTCATTTCAAATTCTCGTTCCCGTTCTTCCAATTCTACATCCCGTTTTACTTTAAGACAGCATATTTCAAACTCTTTGCATTTACTTTTGTAAGCCATACTCGCAAGCTTAATTATCATACCACTTATAGTGGTAATAAATGCAACCCAAAACACTTCACTTAACATATATATATTCCTAATATTATATTTATTCTGGATATTGACCAGTTTGTTGTATATATATCAACAATAATGTATTACAATTAGCATCGTATTCTGCTTTAGCATCATTAAGTCTTTGACGACTTCTATTCATTTCTTCTTTATTTGCTTCCATTTGTATAAATATATTTTCCATATCGCCATTTATAAGTTGTATATTATAAACTTTAGTTTTTACTGTAACTTGAACTGGAGGGGGAGCCATATTATATAATATAAAAAGATTTTAATTTTTTGTATTATGCTAAATTAGTTCTCGTTAAAGTAACCACTATATAAAAATTACAAGTTAAAGTAGCATCACCAGCCCACCAAAGACGCATATTTAATGGAACAGCACCAGTAGTCGCTAAACCAGCCAAATCAATTACATCAGTCCAATTAAAATTTT